ATTGGTGTATGAGAGGATTTGCATAGCTAGGGAGAAGAAGAACCTGCATAACTGCATTGACAATTATGCCATTGAGTTATCTTATGCTTATAAGCGCGGAGAGCAAGCAGTTAATGCAATGAACGAGGAAGAGACTGATGCTTTTTACAATTGTGTCAGAGTCATTATCAAAAGAAGTCACCTGCTACGAAGCGACGTGAAGACCGTTTTCTTAAATGCTAAATCCCTGATGGAGAGTTTGCATTAAGCTTAGATGATCGCTAATATGGTTTGATTAGATGGATGTGTTCATAAACAATTTGTTAGAGTGTGGTTTTAGAAGGAATAAAATTGTGTTTGATTTACCAATAGTAGTTTTAGCTGTCCCCGGAGCTGGTAAAACTTCTAGTATTAGGCGTTTATTGCGTGAAGATTCTAGGTTTGAAGCTTGGACCTTTGGGGTTGCGGATCATCATAATTGTTCAGGTCGTTTCATTAAGGGAATTACTGAGGATTCCAAACCTGACCCCGGCAAGTTCATCGTAATAGACGAATTCCAGAGAGGTGATTGGGAAAAGTTCAAACCGTTCGCTATTTTTGGCGACATTGCTCAATTAATGCTAAAGAGTTCGACGGCTTTTGAAAGTGTGTTCTCCAAGTGCTCATCTCACCGAGTACCCGTACCCGTCGTCAAGCTTTTACAGGAGTTAGATTTTGAAATCACTAGTGAGCGAGAGGGGGTGCTTGAGATCAAGGCCTTGCTTGGTTCTGAGCCGGAGGGTGTGGTGACTTGTTTCGAGACTGAAGTTTGTGAATTTCTCGATTACAACAGGATTGACCATAAAAGTCCTGCAGACGTAATTGGTCTGGAATTTCCAACTGTAACTCTCGTCATATCTGGCAAATCTGCCGTAGGGGTTCGTAGGGCCGAATTCTACATCTGTTGCACTAGAACTACAGGGAAGCTCTTAATCATAACGCCCGATCCAGAGGAGTTCCACAATTGTTCAAATGCCATTGATAGCACCTCCTGATAATTCTAGGTCGTTTCTCGCTTTGGCTGTTGGAGCTGGTATTGCGATTGTTATATTCACTTTGAGATCCAGCCAATTGCCTCACGTTGGAGATAATATTCATTCATTGCCACACGGAGGTCTTTATAAGGACGGGACAAAAACCATACAATACCATTCTCCCGCAAGAATCTCGAACAATTGGTTCAAGGGCCCGAATAACATACAGGCTTTAGCCCTGGTTTTATTAGTCATTGGTCTGATTCACGCATCAACCTTGAGAGTAAATAAGGGATGCAACTGTCACAAATAATCGTTTGTTTTATATCCTGCTGTGTAGTACTAATTAGTTTGCATATTGTAGAACTTTATTTCAAGAATACTCTAAATAGTTGTACCATCATTCTTACTGGTGAGAGCGTTAAAATTCTCGGTTGTGATTTTTCGAGTGAATTCATTGAATACGCAAAGACCTTGAAAGTGCAAACGATTTGAGAATCTTTAAGTTTACAGAAGGGAAAATTGATAAAGATGGCGGAGCAGCAGAAAGCAGCGGAAGAGAAGGCTCGCGTTGAGGCTAGGTTGAAGCAACAACTGGAACAGCAGAGTTCAAAGCTAGGGAGTGAGAAAGAGTTCATACGAGATGCTGAGGGATTACAAAAGTCTCTATTGGAGCGTTTCCAAGCTCTACAGGACCTAACTGCTAAAAGCATCGCTGGCTCTTCCATTGTTAATGGAGGTTGGGAGGCGGACAGGAAAAGGTTGAAAGTATCTGACAAAATGAAGCTTGACGGTTCAAACATCTTCACACGGCCCACTCTGGACGATCTTCAAAAGTTAGGCTGGAATCCTGAAGCCAATCAAGTTGCAACAGCTGAAAATCTGGCAAAAATAAGTGCCAAACTGAAAGAGCTGGGGGTCCCACCGGAGCATATGGCCAGGACATTCTGGGATGTGGCTATGTATTGCACAGCGGTCGGTGCATCCAGGTATACTAATCCCCAAGGTTCAATCAATTACCCTGAAGGTTCAATTACCAGAGATGCGATCTTTGGTGTCATAAGGGAACAGTGTACTCTGAGGCAAGTTTGCAGGAGCTTTGCTCCTATCATTTGGAACTATATGCATGTGAATAATATGCCCCCAACAAATTGGGCGGAAAAGGGTTTCAACAATGATGTCAAATTTGCTGCATTCGACTTCTTTGACTTTGTGGAATGTCCTGCATCTATCCAACCTGCGGATGGTCTAATTCGACGACCTACGTCGGATGAGTACATTGCCTTCAACACTCATAAGAAGAATGCTTTGGCTAGAGCTGATAGAAATAGCCGCTACGCAAGTAATGATGCGTCTGTTACCGGTGGAATGTTCGGTTGTGGAGCCAAGGAGAATTGGCGTAATAATGCGTGCTAAGTGTGTGCGGTTGCTAGTAAAACCTAAATAATGTATAAGCTAGAACCTATAAAATCAAG